TCGAGCGATATGACGCGCAGGCTGACACGAGCAGAGGCACGAGCAGAGGCACGAGCAGAGGCACGAGCAGAGGCACGAGTGGAAGAGTATACATTCGACCTCTCCGAGCGTGAGTTGGAAATTATTAGGGAGTTAGATGGCAAGACTAAACAATCCGAACGCGGCGAAGAACCTAACGCCTAACAGTCAGCGCACTAAAGAGGAACTGAGCGCGATAGGCAAGAAGGGCGCCGCGAAGTCTAACGCGGTTCAGAAGCGCAGGCGCGAGATTCGTGAGACGCTTCTAGATCTTCTCGCCATGCCGATGAAGCCAGGCAAGCTGTCCGAGGCGTCCACCATCGCAGGGCTTACGGGTAAGAACGTGACCGCGAGCGAAGCCATGGCGCTTGCCATGCTTGCCCAGGCACTTGAAGGAGACGTGCGTGCGGCTGAGTTCGTTCGCGATTCTTCCGGACAGAAGCCCGTGCAGCAAATGGAGGTTTCCGCCAACGCTAAAGAAGCCAGCGCCGCGTTTAAGAGCTTGCTCGACGAGGTAGAGAGCGATGGAGACCAATAGAGCACTCGCGACGCTTATGACCAAGCATCCGGTGCGCCTGGCGCATGAGCTAGGTTACGACCTTCTGCGCGAAGGACTCCACGACAGATGGATCCATGAGATGGTGTTTGGCGCAGGCGATATGACGCTTCAGTCGCATCGTGGTTCATACAAGACGACCTGTGTCGAGGTGGCGTTGTGGTTGATATTGCTCACCCGTCCGGACTTGACGGTGGGATTTCAGCGCAAAGGCGAGAATGACGTCGCGGAAGTACTCGCGGCGGTCAAGCGCATGGTCGAGCATCCGCTCACCCAGGAGATTGCGCAGAGTATCTACGGCCAACCACTGAAGCTGACTACGGCAAGCTCTACGGCAATCTCTACAAGTCTCGCGTGTAACGTCTCCGGCTCACCACAACTGACGGGCATCGGCATTGGTGGTTCGCTCACCGGTAAGCACTGGGACATCATCTTCACGGACGACATCGTCACACTGCGCGACCGTGTGAGCCGCGCCGAGCGTGAGCGCACAAAGCAGATTTATCGCGAGTTGCAGAACGTTAAGAACCGCGGCGGACGCATCATCAACACGGGAACCCCGTGGCACAAAGACGATGCGTTCACCATCATGCCACCCGCTGAGAAGTGGCCATGGGATACCACAGGGCTCGTGAGTGTGGACGTGGCCACACAACTGAAGGCGTCAATGACGCACTCACTCTTCGCAGCTAACTACGAGCTGCGCCACGTGGCAGAGGAGGGCGTGGTCTTCGAGGGTGATTGTAAGACCTTCAAAGACGAGAGCCTTCTTTTCGACGGCATCATGCATGTGGACGCGGCCTACGGCGGTTCAGACGGTACGGCAATCACATGTATTAAGTGGGTGGGCGATGAAGCTTACGTCCACGGTGAACTGTATCGCGAGACGCACGTCGATAAGTGTATGGCGCGCATCCTAGAGCTTCACCGCGAGCTGAGACTTGGCACGGTCTACATGGAGAAGAACGCGGATAAAGGGTACGTGGCCGACAAGCTCGACGGGTACGGCTTGCCCGTCCACACCTACTCAGAGACTGCAAACAAGTTCATCAAGATTGCGACGTATGGCCGTGGCACTTGGTCCAAGCTGTCCAGGCTTGAGAGTGTCCGCGAAGCCAGCGTCGATTACTGGAACGAAGTCATGGACTTCACCGAGGGAGCGGAGCACGATGACGCGCCTGACTCTCTCTCGTGCGCTATTCGCTTGCACGATAACGCGCCAACAATTCGACTATTTAGAGGAGGCATTTAGTGAGTGCTGACGTTAAGGGAGCAAACGCTTCCACGTTTGAGCCAAGGGGCGGCTACCGCCTACCAAAGGACACACAGATGACCGCAGAGCTTCTTGGCAAGCTCCTGGTGGACTACCGCGCAAAGCAGGTTAACCGCTTGGCCAGCCTTCGCAAAGCATACGAGGGCGACCACGACATTCTGCACCAGAAGGAAAAGGCAGAATACAAGCCAGACAACAGACTCGTGGCCAACTTCGCCAAGCAGATCGTGGACTCTATGGTCGGCTACTTCTTAGGCGTTCCTATTCGCACAACGGCTGACGATGAAGCATTCGCGGAGTATTTGGACGTATGGAGCGCGGTCAATGATTCTGACGACCTGGACGCCGAGCTTTCCAAGCTTGCCGACATCTATGGCGCAGGCTACGAGCTGATGTGGCGCGACGAGGAAGCCTTCGCGCGTTCTTGCTCAGTCACACCAATGAATTGCTTTGTTGTCCGCGATGACACCGTAGAGAATGACATCATCTACGCGGTGCGCTTTTGGCTGGACGATAACCTTTTCGACAATGCACGCGACACACTCCGCGGTACGCTCTACGATTCCATGTTCGAGACGCCGTTCGTGATGGATGGCTCGAAGGTCATCTTCGGCGAGCCTGTCATCCACGGTTTTGACGATGTGCCCGTGGTTGAATATGTGGACAATGAGGAGCGCCTGGGACTCTTTGAGGGCGTCATGTCACTCATTAACGCGTACAACAAAGCCATCTCCGAGAAGGCCAACGATGTTGAGTACTACGCAGACGCTTATCTGAAGATTCTCGGCGCGCGCCTGGATGAACAGACGCTGCAGAACTTGAGGGATTCGCGCATCATCAACCTGGACTCGAGAGACGCGGCAAACGTCACTGTTGAGTTTCTGTCTAAGCCTGACGCAGACGGCACGCAGGAAAACTTCATTGATCGTGTGGAGCGTCTTATTTTCGTCCTGTCGATGGTGTCAGACCTCTCGAGCGAGAAGTTCGATACCAGCTCCGGTATTGCTATCAAGTACCGCCTGCAGGCTATGAGCGATATCGCCGTAGTAAAGCAGAGGAAGTTCCGCCGTTCACTATCAAGGCGCTGGAAGCTGCTTTGTAATTACGCAGGAAACACACGCCTAGACGCTAAGGCATGGACAACCGTTCGCGCCACCTTCACGCGCAACCTGCCATCGAATCTGCTTGAAGAGTCTCAGATTGCGGGCAACCTCTCCGGTATTACATCCGAGGAGACACAGCTCTCCGTTCTGTCATGCGTTGATTCGCCACAGGCTGAGATGCAGCGTATAGCCGATGAACGCGCCGAGCAGGCCGCGCAGATGGTTCCAGACCGTACAGACGAAAACAATAAGTAAGGAGCAACATGGACTTGTATTGGCACAGCCGCCAAACACTCGCCGACGCGGCGATGGAGAAAGACGAACGCGCTCTGTCGATACGCGTCCATAACGCCTACGAGAGCGAGCTCCGCCGCTTGAACCGCGAGATTGCTGAGTATTATCAACGTTACGGCGAGAATGGCGTGCTTGAATATCGCCGCCTTATGGAGACGATGGACCCTAAAGACCGCGAGCTTCTTATTCGTGACTGTGACGAGTTTCTACGCCAGCACCCAGATATGCAGTCCATTGTGGATGTGCGTAAGTCAATCTACCAACTGAATAGGCTCGAAGGCTTACAGGCGTCTGCGCGCTTGCACCTCTACCAAGCTACAGGAGACGTGGTTCAGCGCATAGACAACCACATCATGCGCCAGTCGCTGCGTGGTGCGAACACGGCAGCTGAAGCGATGGGATTTGGTCGGTCGTTCTACAGCATGGACTCTGACGCGGTTCGTCGTTTCGTTGATACGGTGTGGACGGGTAACACGTCATACTCCCAGCGCATCTGGGATAACACGGAGACTCTCGCGTCTTACGTGGCGCAGGACATGTCGAAGGCACTCGCGCGCGGTGATTCGTATCAACGTATCGCGAAGGCACTCGAGAAGCGCTTTGTGGACGTTCCGCAGTCATCGCTCATGCGCTTGGTCTACACCGAGGGTACTTACGTCTCACGCATGGCGCAGGTTGAGGAGTTGAAGCGCGAAGGCTTCGACTCTTACACCATCGAGGTGGTGCATGACGAGCGCGCCTGTGAAGAGTGTGAAGGCGTGAATGGATCTACGTTTAGGTTCGAGGATATGCAGGTGGGCGTGAACTTCCCGCCACTCCACCCATACTGCAGGTGCCAGATTGCGCCGGCTGTGGACGATTGGGACGCCTGGCAACAGAAGCAGGAGGAGCTTGGCCAAAGACAGGCGGAGAAAATTGCAGAGAAGGAAACGGTTTATAAAGTATCCGCTGGCCGTCGCTCTCGTATTTTTGGTGAACCGGAAGATGCATCGTTTATATTTGACGGTAGGGAGATATGGAGCGGTACTGGAACTGTAAACAATGTAGTCATGCCGCCAAAAGAAGATTTAATAAAACTCCTATCTGATTCTGGTCAAACATCTCTGCACAATGTTGCTTTAGTTCACACTCACACGACACGTGTCGGCGGTACGCTTAGCGTTGAAGATATCAATGTTTTAGTTGAATATGGACTAAAGTCAAACACGGCAAGAGAAACGCAAGGAGAAAAAAGGCAATTTGTTCTCGAACGTACTCACAAAACAAATATTGAGCTCGGCCGTGAATTAGTGGAAGATTATAGGCTGTTTATACAAACCACATGGGATAGAGTCTCTTATTCTTATTGGTTGGAGCACTATCAAGCTCTTGGCATACCGTTCTATGATGCAGATACAACTGAAGCCGAGAAGATGCTTAGAGAGTTTCAGCATAAATGGTTGATGGAAAATGCTCAGCGATATGGGTATAATTACTATGTAAAGTAATTTGAAAAGGTGAATGGCATGAATGCTGTTTTAGACATCTTGAAAAAGTACGAGAATCCTCGCCAGCTTGACGCGGACCAAGACAAAATGTATTGCGTTAGGTTTTACATGATGGCAGTCGAAGGAAAACATCCAATCGAACATGTAAAGCAAATGGCCGGAAGCGCTCCGATGGAGGAGTACCTTTTGCCAGAAGATTATGAGAATTGGAAACGATTGACAGCTGAAGTTTAACCTTCATCAACTAACTAGCTTTCACAAGCCACCTCCTGGTGGCTTTTTTGTTAGACCGCCAAGGGGGTGAGAATATGGCGCGAGTAGTGATCTATATGGCCGAGTGGTGCAGCATCTGTCGCGGGACTATCAAGCGTATAGTTCCGGCTTTATCTGAAGAAGATATTGAGTACGAGATTGTTGACGTGGACTGCTCACCGAGGTCCAGGGACGCGAAGAGCATCACTCACCTTCCGACGGTGTGCGTTGTGGACGCAGGGGAGCGCGAGCTCATGCGTTGCCGTGGATGTCCCACGGACGAGGTACTAGAGAAAATTGTTGAACTGTGTATTGAAAGCGACTAGAGGGTCGCTTTTTTAATGCGCCGACCAAGCTTTGATGTCGCTAAAAGCTAAGGAGAAAAGGCACGCCGACGCGCCTGGGAGCGCCGGGGATTAGGAGAAAAACAATGGGTGCAGAAACAAACGCAGCAACAACCACAGAGAACACAGAGGAGACTAAGCAAGCTCAGGCTCCTGGAGTGGATGGCGAGGGCGCTAACAAGGACGCGACCACCACCACACAGACAGAGCAAAAGCAGGACAACAAGCAGCAGCCAAAGTACACGGACGCTGATGTTGACGAGATTGTCTCCAAACGTCTCGCGAAGTGGGAAAAGCAGCAAGCCGCAAAGGTTGAGGAAGCTGCAAAGCTGGCCGAGATGAACGCTCAGCAAAAAGCAGAGTACGAACGTGACAAGGTCCAGAAGGAGCTTGACGAGTACAAGCGTCGCGACACAGTAAACGCGATGGTGGCTGAGTCTCGTCGTCAACTCTCTGAGCAAGGTATCGCGGTCAGTGATGACATTCTCGCGCGTTTAGTGGGTGAGACTGCAGAGGAAACAAAGGCGTCCGTTGACGCTTTCTCAACGGCTTTCACGGCGGCCGTAGAAGATGCCGTGAAGAAACAGCTCGCGGGCAAAGCTCCTGCGGCGGGTGTGGCCACTAAGACAATGACCAAAGAAGAGATCTTGGCCATCAAGGACCCAATCACTCGCCAGGCAGCTATCCGTGACAACATCGGATTATTTGTTTAACACTAAGAAAGGTGGCTTATTATGCCAGCAGAAACCGGACTTACCGTAAAGACCGACATCGCTCCTGAGATTTCTATTGATTACGTCAACCGATTCTCCCAGGGCATCCAGGAGCTTCAGAAGGCTCTCGGTATTACCAACCTTATCCCAGTACCACAGGGCGGCACCATCAAGACCTACAAGTTCGTGAAGGACGTTAAGAATGGCGTAGTTGCTGAGGGTGACACCATTCCAGCGTCTAACATCAAGCGTCAGCTTGACCAGACCATCGAGCTTCCTCTTAAAAAGTATCGCCGTGTAACCTCTGCCGAAGCTATCCAGCTTCGCGGACGCGATCGTGCAATCAATGAAGCTGACGCTCAGCTTATTGGCACCATTCAGAGCGGTATTCGCAGCGATCTGATTGCAAGCGTCGCAACCACCACTGCTGCAGCAAAGAACGGCAAGACCCTCCAGGCTGCTATGGCCAACCTCTGGGCAACTCTCACTGGTAAGTTTGAGGGTTATGACGGATTCGACACTGACGCAGCTAACCCATTCGTCTTCTTCGTCAATCCTCTTGACGTTGCTGACTACCTCGGCACCGCAACCGTAACCACCCAGAACGCTGCAGGCATCACCTACCTCAAGGACTTCCTTGGCCTGGGTACCGCAATCACCTCTTCCGCAGTTAGGGCAGGTACTCTCTTTGGTACTGCAGCTATGAACCTCAACCTGGCATATATCCCAGCAAACGGTTCCGACCTTGCTTCCACTTTCGGACTGACCTCCGACGCTACCGGCTTCGTTGGTATTACTCACAATATCAACACCAATAACGCAACCTGCGACACCTTGGTTATGTCTGGCGTCAAGATCTTCCCAGAGATTACCGACGGCGTTGTCAAGGCTGAGATTAAGGCAACCGTCTAATCCACGAGTAAGGAGGTGAGCGTATGAGCGTATTAGATCGTGTCAAGACGCGACTCGAAGCGGTCGAAGATAAGCCGAGCGATAAGTGGCTGGAAGAGGTCACGCATACGCTCACGGACCGCATCTGTTTGCGCGTTGGCGTGTCCACGCTACCCACCACAGCCGAGTCCCTTGTGGTCGATGCGACCATCAAGGCGGTAAATCGCCGATTCGATGAAGGCATCACACAGGAGGCGGAGGGACAGGGCGGAACCTTGTCCCTTCAGTTTGTGGACGATTTGCTCGCGGAGTACGCCGCGGAGCTTTATGCCTTGGCTGAGATTGCTAGGGCGGACACTACCGCCGCTCTGCAGTTCCCAAAGGTGAGGTTCGTATGAAGTGGCGGATGTGCGAGCTGATTGAGCTCGCGGACACCGACACGCGCGACAAACTAGGAAACCGCGTACTCTCGCGCCGGGTGCTCACAACCACCCGGGCGAGGGTATGCCCAGCGTCACTTGTAGAGACGCAAAATGAAGGCAACGACTACGCGGCGTGTGACTTGACGCTTATCACGACAGTTCCCGCCGAGCTTGCCCTCCGTGCGTCTCTTGTTCGCTTTCCCGTGATTGATGCAGGAGATGTCTATGAGGTCATCCATGTGAGCGACTTCGGACGCCGCCGCGTTCTGTCGCTGAAGAAGCTAAAGGGTGATGCGTATGCCTAGTGTTCGCCTGCAATTTGACGATGGCGGACTTGGCGACGCACTGAAAGAGCTTGCAAATATCAAGCCCGAGATTGTTATGAAGCGCACCGTGAATGAGATAGCCGAAGACCTACGCGCAACCACACCACGAGACACGGGCGAGTTGATTGGATCCATTCGCCAAAGTGTCAAAGGTGGCGAAGGAGAGATTGGCTACACAGGCGAGTACGCTCCGCATGTTGAGTATGGCCATCGTCAAAACGTTGGCCAATATGTTCCGAAGCTTGGCAAGCGCTTAAAGGCACCATTCGTGGAAGGCCAGCACTTCTTCGCTACAGAAATCAAGGCGGCGCGCGCTGTTCTGAAAAAGCGGTGCGGCGAGTATCTAAGGAGTAAGGGCTTATGAGGCAAGCACTAAGGCGACTCCCGCTTGACGACTTTGTCGCGGCGGTTGTGGCACGTGTCAAAGAAGGCACGGGCGTTAAATGTGTAACCGACGCGAATAAAGAACCCTCTCCTCTTTATTCCGTCGGCGCACTGTCAGTTCGTCCGGATAAGACCAAAACAATGTGGCTGGACGTCTACACCATCGAGCTTCACGCAATCTCCAAGCCGTCCAGGACGCGCGATGAGATATTCAAAATGGTAACGGCTCTAGAAGAAGCCATGAGCCAGCCAATTAGTTTGGCTTGTCCGTTCCAGGTCATCCGTCAAACGGATAACGGTCTAAACACAATCAAGCGAGACGAAACAGGCGAGTGGCACGCGGTCGTGCCGTTCGAGGTGGTCGTCTCCTATGGTCTGATTATTAAGTAGAAAGGGGCATTACTATGCCAGATTCAACTGCATTCGATAGTGGTGCATATTGTGACGTTTCCGCCGGTGGCGTGAACGCTGTAAACGGCGCAGAGGTCCTTCTCGGCGTATTTAGCGCTGACGGTTCTAAGCTTCTCGCAATCGCTGGCGAGAAGTCTCACAAGGTATCGCTTTCCGCTGACACTACGAGCGTCTCCACGAAGTCTTCTCGCGGTGCTTGGAAGGTCAATCGCGCATCTACCCGTTCCTTCGAGGTTTCCGTTGATACGGTGGCTGTCAAGGACGCTGAGAGCGATAAACTGTTCCGCCAGGCACTTGCCGACGGCACTATTCTGTGCGTCAAGGAATTCCTGGACAATACAGACTTCACGCCAATCGGTGGCGGCGCTGTCATCGTTACCAAGTATGAGGCTGACTCGCCAACCGATGACGTTCGCACCGCGTCTGTATCTCTCACAGGTACAGGCAAGTGGACGTGGTTTGACATTGATGCAGCCGCCAAGGCTAAGGCAATTACCAAGCCAACAGGACGATAAGCGTCCACAAACACAATTCACGGGGTAGCTTCGGCTGCCCCTTTTTTATTAGTTAAGGAGTAAGAAATGGCAGATTTCACCTTCGAGGTTGACGGTACTACATACGAGCTTCTCTACGCGGAGAAGCGTGTAGAGATGGCCGAGAGTGCGATTGGTAACAAGAGCATTATTTCCGTGTTCACCGCTCAGCCAACCCTGCGCGAGACTAAGACCCTCTTTGCTTATGGCATCCGTGAGAGTGGCCAGAGTGCATGGGTAAATCCAACACAGGCCATCGAGCTTGCTGGAAAGTACCTGCAGGAGCATGGTTACGCTCAGACGCTTGAAGCCGTAAGCGGCGCACTCATGAAGGACTGCGGTTTTTTATTCCAATAGATCTGAAGAGCCCGCGCTGGGTCAGACCATCCACAAGCACAACACAACAACCCAACCAACCACAAGAAGCGCCACAGAAGCCACTGACAGGCTACGAGCGTGACGCAATGTGGGCGTGGGCGGCTGTTCGCTTTGGATGGACGCCAGACGAGTTTGACAGGCTCACAGCGGCTCAGATTGCCCTTCTTCAAGTGGCTGAGCATGACCGTGTTGCGTCTGACCAAATGCTTCTCAATGAAGCAATCGCGAACGCACTCGCCAACGGCTACAAGAAGAAGAGCGAAGAGCCTGAGCTTCTGTGGGTTGAAGCAAACAAGCCGGACAGAAAGACCATGAGCGCGAAAGAAGCGCGCGACAAAATGGCCGCGCTCGAGAAGGCTCTATCGAATCAACAGAAATAAACATGAGAGGAGGTATATATGGCAAGTGACTATACACTCTCCGCAAAATTCACCGTTAATGCCGATGGCTTTATTGACGGCGTAAATAAGGCGCAGTCTTCGCTCAGTCAGATCCAGAACAAGGCGCAAGAAGTATCGCGCTCTATGGATCACAGCATGGGCGATGCGTCTGGCAATGTGCAGTCATCGTTTGTCGAGCTTAAATCTCGCGCCCAGAACATCTTCAACGGTATCGCGACAAGCGCGAGAAACGGACTGACCAACGCATGGAACGCCGTACGCACTAACACCCAGCAAATCACGAGTTCGCTAATTGGCGTAGGCCAGGCGGGAATTGCTGCGGTTGCTGGTATGGCCATCCAGGGTGGCATCGACCGTGCGCTGAATATCGACAATGCACGAAAGAAGCTCGCTGGCTTTGGCCATGACGCCCAGGATATTGAATCCATCATGGACTCGGCCACTCAGTCAGTACGTGGAACCGCGTTTGGCCTGGGTGACGCAGCAACAGCCGCGGCAACGCTTTCTGCAGCTGGCATTAAGTCCGGCGAGGATATGACCAACACGCTGAAGTCCGTCGCGAATGTTGCGGCGGCATCTGGTCGAGCGTTCAACGACATTGGTGTCATCTTTTCGTCTGTCGCATCGCGCGGCAAGCTGATGGGCGACGATATGCTGCAGCTTTCAAGCTCCGGCGTGCCGGTTCTGCAGCTTCTGGGTGAATACCTTGGCAAGACGTCCAAGGAAGTCTCCGAGATGGTCTCCAAGGGTCAGATTGACTTCCATACATTCTCGGAAGCCATGCGCGTCGGTCTAGGCGAAGCGGCTCTGTCATCTGGTAACACACTGGCTGGCTCATTCGCTAACGTTCGCGCCGCTCTGTCGCGTTTAACCGCCCCAATCTTCACGCAAGCTATTCAAGTGTTGGTTGATGCGTTCAAGCAAGCGGCACCGGCTATTGACGCCATGGGCAAGCAGCTCGGCAATATTCCGACGTTCGTGGCCCCTATTGCCGCGGCTTTCTCGGCCATGGCCCTCAGCGGTCTTGCTCCGGTTATTGCCAATATCCCAGTGCTTGGCTCTATGCTTGGCCCTTTGTCCGGCTTGCTTAGTGCATTGGGTGGTCCCGTTGGAATCGCCATCGCTGCGTTTGCTGGATTAGTTGCGGTGTCTCCACCATTACAAGAAGCGCTCGGCAATCTTATGGGCGCGCTTGGTGAGCTTGGCAACGCCTTGGGGCCAATCTTCGGAGCTGCAATAGACGCCATCGTTCCGGTGCTGAACTCAATCGTTGAGGTGCTCGGCGGAGCGTTTGCAGTTGTCGTTAACGGCGCAGCGGATCTAATCAAGCAACTAGCGGACGCAATCACCAACCTATCCACTGGCGGAGGATTTGACGCGTGGCTTCAGTCCATGCAGCCGGTTGCCGACTTCGTCATGAGTATCCTGCAGCCTGCACTTGACGGACTAAGCACGGGCGCGGGTCTTATCGTTGAAGCGTTCAGCGGTTTCGGTGAAGCTGTTGGCGGAGCGTTTGAGACTTTATCGCCATACATTGAAACGGCACGAGACGCCATTTCTCAGTTCGCTGCAGCGGCTCAGCCACTTGTTGACACGGTACTCCAGAACTTGGGCGTGGCACTTACTACAGTGGCCACAATCATGTCCGTGGTATTTGGCGCAGCGTTTGAGGTTGTCGGCGGCATTGTCATGACGGTAATGGGAACAATCTCCGGCATCATTCAGACCACGGTCGGCGTAATTCAGACGGTCATTGGCGTGTTTGTTGGCATCTTCACGGGCAACTGGCAGATGGCCGCCAATGGCGCGCAGACAGTGTTCCAGGGCATGAGTACAACCGTCACGAGCATCGTGAACGGACTCTCGTCTGCTCTGTCTGGCATTGTCAACGGTATCTCTGGAACATTCCAGGCAGTGTTTAACGGTATTTCTACCATGGTGAGTAATGTCTTCCACGGTATTGCGAGCACGATTGGCAACGTCATGGGCGACGCTAAGAACACCGTCTCCGGAGCCCTGGACGCAATCGGCGGATTCTTCCGCGGACTCCATCTGGAGTTCCCAAAGATTAAGCTTCCGCACTTTAGTATCTCCGGCACATTCTCACTCGCGCCACCATCAGTCCCAAGCCTGGGCATTGAGTGGTACGCCGACGGCGGTGTTCTGATGAACCCGACCATGTTCGGCATGAACGGGAACAAGGCCATGATTGGCGGAGAAGCAGGACCCGAAGCAGTCGCGCCAATTAGCACGCTCACAGGCTACATCAGCGACGCGGTGAACAACTCTAAGAGTGACGACGAGCTGATTAGCGAGATTAGTGGACTGCGTGAAGATGTGCGCAATATGCGCGTTGTGATGGATGGCCAGACGGTCGGTTCGATTGTCTCGCCCTACGTTGACTCGAACCTTGGCGAATATAAGGTGGTGGCGAACAGATGACGGAACTAACAGATACGTACGAGGTTGTGGTTGATGGAGTGCCGCTTTGCGCCACCTACCGTTTGGCAGTTACGAACTACACAGACAAGCCACCAGCCACTAGAACGTCTACGGTGTCTATCCCTGGACGCGATGGCGTGTTGGACTTATCTGAGTGGCTGACAGGTGCTCCGGTGTTCGACAAGCGAACAATCACCATCACGCTCTCACCGCTCGACACGCACGACTGGTCAAGCGTTGAAACGACGCTAACCGCACTGCGTAACATGCTCCACGGTAGGCGCCTAGAGTTCACCCTGTCCTGGGACGAGGGTTACACCTACATAGGACGCTTCGAGGTAACCTCCCAGACGCTCTACGACGAGACGGCGGCCATCAAGCTAACAATCACTGCAGATCCATACAAGTCGCGCGGCGTCATGCACTACGAACTCGACGGTGAGCTTGGCAAGACTTACATCATCGACGGCCCCGCGCATGCGGTGGTTCCGACCATCACATGCCAGACGCGTGCCCTGGTCAACATCAACGGGCGAACCGTTGACCTTCAGCCGGGTGTGTGGATAAACCGCGACCTGGAGCTGCACAACGGGAAGAATCGCGTAACTGTCAATACTACGCCTGACTACGGAACGGCCATCTGGCGCGACTATGCGGGACTTACATGGGAGCAACTCGATGGCACAAGCATGGCATACGTCGGCCGCGCTGGAAAGAACAGGCTCAAGGGTCTGAAGTGGTCCAGCCTTGCCGGTAAGAAGTGGCAGGATATGCGCGGAACGTGGCGAGAGCATGCGTACGTCGATGACGCGGAGACGCACAACAACACAACAGTTATGCTCGACTTCGATTGGAAGGATATTTAATGAGCACAAAGACTCCAAGGCTGGGTCTCACGAAGCCTGACGTCACGGACGAGACTGTTCAGACTATTAAGGACCTCGCCAAGAACTTCGACCTCCTGGACGCAATGTTTCCAGTAGGCGCGATTTATCAAAGTACCAAACCAACTGACCCTGCGACGTTTCTTGGCGGCACATGGCAGGCGTTGAATGGTGTGTTCCTTCTGGCTCAGTCGCAGAAGTTCCCCGCAGGCTCGACGGGCGGCGAGGATACACACACGCTGACCATTAACGAGATGCCATCACACAGCCATGACACCTCCATGCACTATGGCACGGATAACGGCGGCGGTAGCCAGTGGACTGCACGCTCGGCGGACACCTACACCAATTACCGCTTCCAAGTTGATGCAGTCGGCGGTGGCCAACCACACAACAACATGCCGCCATACCGCGCAGTTTACATGTGGGAGAGGGTGGCATAAATGTATGTGCTGACTTATGCGGGAAACACCATTCATGATCCGCGTGAGGAAGGCGTGCAGATTTCAGCCGGTAAGCTTGTAGAAGAGTCGGGGCAGTCTCCGACTCTTTCTTTTACCGTACAGCCAACACACCCACTCTGGCGCGCATTTAACCGTGAATCGGTCATGAACACCGAGCGTGAGATTGAGCTCACGGAGCACGAGACGCAGAAGATTCTCTTCCGTGGTCGTATTCGCAAAGTGTCGATGTCCATGAACGGATCTATTGATGTCACCTGCGAGGGTGCAATGGCGTACCTCAATGACACCACCGTCCGTCCATATAAGACATACGACACCGACGAGATTGACTGCGAGATTAACGCCCCCGCTAAAGCTGGCGAGCTGTTCGAGTGGTTCATTGAGCAACACAACCTGCGCGTATCTAACCGATGCGAAAAGTTCAAGGTAGGCATTAACGCTGGCGTTAACTTCGGCGCGCTTCAGCGTGGTACAGGAACTCGTCCGACCACACTGAAGGAGATGCGCGAGAAGCTCACAAAGCTCTGCGGCGGTTATTTTCGCGTTCGATATGTGGGCGAGGATAACTACCTCGATTGGCTGAACGCGGATGGTTCAAGCGAAGCTGCGCAGTCTGTGGAGCTTGGCCAGAACCTTCTGGATCTAAACACCGGCGCGGATGGTAAGGACATCTACACGGCCATCGTGCCAGTGGGCAAGACCGGCGAGGGAGAAGACGAGAAGGACGTAACCATCGACGACGAGCACGCCTACGTTGGTGGTGGCTATGACATTGTCGGCGATGCGGTTGTAGACACTGCAATGGCTGAGCGTTACGGCGTTATCGAGAAGCTGATGGAGTATGACCATCTGAACCAGCCACAGGCACTCGCAGACAAAGCAGTGGCCGACCTTGCCGCGGGCAAGCTCTCTGATTCCATCACCGTAAGCGCTACGGACTTGCATTATGCGGACGCGACCATCCAGCAGATTGATTACTTGCAGCGCGTTCAGGTCACCAGCGAACCGCACGGCATCAACCGCATGATGCTCTGTGTTGGTCGAACGATTAACCTTGTGGACCCAAAGGCCACGCGATACAGCTTCGGAGCAATCGAAGGCACGCTGACCAAGAGTGGCACAACGTCCCAGGAACGCACACAGGAAGCCACGGAGAAGCGTCTGACCGCCCTCGCATCGACCACGCGCAAGACCGTAGAAGACACCCACAAGACCACGGTTAAGGTCCAAGCAGTCGAGGAGAAAGCGGTAGCGGTTGAGAAGAAGGCTGACGCAGCAACAGAGAAGATTGCTGAAGTAGCAACTACCGCAACGGCGGCGGCAGAGAAAGTCGAGACTGTCGCGGCTAAAGCTGAGAAGGCAGCAGAGGAAGTGAGCCACGTAGCCACAGACGCAAAGAACGCAACAACAACAGCAAAGGAGGCAAAGACTATAGCAACGGAAGCACAGAGTGATGCTAATGAAGTCAAGAGCACGGTTGCAAACCTAACCAATACATTCTCACACGATGCAGACGGTGCGCATGTAGGTGATAAGGCGGGCATGCATACCACAATCGATGCTCAAGGCATGAAGTTGCTGAACGGTACTAAACAGTTAGCAGCGTTTGACGCTGGAATGGTTACGCTAGGCGGCACAGCGCTCAATATCGTAGCTGGCTACAGTAACGGTAGAGACGATAGACGTTCTACAGCCTTGTTTGCCTCAGACTTACTACTCAAACCGACAACCTCGTTTGATGTAGAGGCGCAATATACGGGTTTGCGCATTACAAATGCCGACAGAATGAACACAACAGCAATCAGCACAAACTGGGACAGTTTCAGCGTATCGACAAACAACGGCGCTAACAAGGCAAATATTACATTTAACGACCTTGTTAAGCTTCTGAAGTTCGTACCCTGGACGGATCTAGTCAATAACTCTTCCGTGCGTGTTCGTTATTGCGTTCGTGGCGGCGTGATGTATCTTGATTGCTTCTTGACTGGTGGATATCCAACATACACAACCACGGCACAGATTCCTAGTGACCTACTTCCATCGAATGCCGCATATTACTCACTTGGTACGCAGAACAGCAATAACACCGCCAAGATTTGGCTGGGTGCGGCTGGCGGCGGAGACGGTCATGTGTACTTCTACAACTATGACAGCGGTTATTGCTCTGGCGTCATTTCTATCATTCCTAAGAGTCTCGAGTAGGAGGTGACGGCATGAACCCATTAACGTTTGAACAGATCGTGGCAGCGGTATCGTTTCTCGGCATGGTGTTGACGCTCATCAACGGCGCTAAGGCGATGAACCGTGCAAGCCAGGAAGATGCCATGCGCTTGGTACGCATTGAAGAAGGCGTGAAGCAGCTCAAGATTGACTTGGATGACACTCAGAAAGCCTTCACGGCGTATATGGCTCGCACGGACGAGACTATTACGAATATCCGTGATGCCCTCTCTATTCATGACACCCGTCTGGCAGTGGTCGAGGATGTGACTCGCAACCAGGCGGGACGATTGGAACGCCTAGAGCAGGCAAATACACACTAATTCTTGTTTAAGGAGAACAACATGATTAACTGGAAAGTACGTCTTCACAACCCTGCATGGTGGCTGGGTATGGCTGGAATTGTCATGAGCCCCGTCCTGGCATATTTGGGACTAGCTTACTCAGACCTCACTACATGGGGCAGCTTGGCTGATGTGTTCGTTAAGTTCATTGGCAATCCTTACCTCATTGGCACGGTCATTGTGGCGGTGCTGGGTGCTATCGGCGTTACGGTAGACCCAACTACAAAGGGCATTAGCGATTCAGAGCGTGCAATGACTTACACCAAGCCAAGCGTAAGCCCTTTAGACGAGGAGGTGCGCTAATGGCTGATTTCTCGGGTGAGATTACCGCTGATGCGTATATTCCAACGTCAGCATATTCAGCTGGGCGAGACGGTCATTCCGTGCAGTATATCGTGGTTCACCATGAAGCTGCCACAGGCTTAGACGGTGCAGCCATCACAGCAATGTGGGACAGGATGCAGGCACAATCTGCGCACTATTCTGTGGACGGTGCAGGCACTATCACCCAACACGTACTGGAGAGCAATACCGCATGGGCGTGCGGTCGCTGGACGGCGAATTGCGAGAGTATCAGCATTGAGCATGCGAACAACTCCACATCGCCCTGGACTGTCTCCGAAGCTACCTTGGAGAGTGGCGCACATCTCGTGGCCGCTCTTCTTATCAAGTACGGCTTGGGATATCCACGCTGGGGCGGTAACGTTCGACCACATAAACAGATTGTGGCTACGGCGTGCCCTGGCGAGCTTGCAGGATCACAGAACGCTCACTATATGGAGCGTGTGTGCTACTGGTATGAGGTAATGACCGGCACCCGCACAACTTCTGAAGTTGGCTGGCATACCGATGGCAAGGGCTCATGGTGGTACCAGACGGGCGAGTCATCGAGCGAGTACGCTATCGGCTGGTATAAGGTCGGCGATAAGTGGTATTACTTCAACGAGAAAGGCTGGATGCTCACCGGTTGGGTTCACGCTTCTTGGGAAGGCTCTGAGAAGTATTGGTGGCACTTCGGCGAGACTGGCGCACTTGAATCGGGCGATTGGCTTGAGTACAACGGAAGCTGGTACTTGCTAGGATCTGACGGACGCATGGCGACTGGCTGGGCTGAACGTGACGGCAAGCAGTACTACCTCGATGAGACTGGTCGCATGATTACTGGCTGGCTCAAGCTAGACAATGACTGGTTCTACCTACGCTCTGATGGCTCACGAGTTGAGGACTGCTTGTATGAAGTCGGAGCAGATAACATCTGCGCCTTCGATAAGGAAGGAAAGCTTCTCACAGGCGACATCACTGTAACCACCAATGACGATGGATACATCGCCGGCATTAAGTAATATTTACCCCTCCTGGCTTATGCTGGGAGGGGTATTTTTGTGTCCCAAGCGCGTCCCAAATGGCATTTTTACGTGTATCTTCTGAACCTTATCGCCAACAAACCTGCACTTAATACGCATATAAACAATGTAGATATTTAACTGCTACAATGAAAGAGACTATTCATATCTATTATTTTCGCAGTTAAACAGCTATATAGATATTATTCGCGTCCCAATTCGTCCCAATTATTTGCATATGGATGCGCTTTGTATGCGACGGCGATAGTCTTCGCGAGCATTGCCGCTTCTGGTTTATCGTAGTGAACCTCCGTAACACTTGTACCTTTGTGGCCCATCATGCGTTCAATCTTCTCGCGCTCAACGCCTAGCTCCCAGTGTGTGAACGTCTGCCATGAATTGCGTAAGCGGCTCATTGGACGACAAGGAACGCCGTCCACTTGCTTCACAAACGACTGCCATACATAAAACAGGCGCTTTTGGGTCATTGGTTCTTCGTCTGGTCCTTGCAGTATCCATTCATCTTCAGACGCTCGCACAAGCTCATAGAGACGCGCTCCGAGAGGTCCTGGAACAACAGACGCGTGAACACTTTGCGTGGTCTTTAGACGGCTAGAGACGCCGTATTTCTGCGTCATCTGCCTAGTAATCGGAATGATGGCCACGGGAACACCGTCAAACTCGACCAGTTCAATTTCATCGTTTCTAATGGCCAACGTTTCACCAACGCGCGCACCACCGAAGGCCGCCGCGATAAACCAAGCCTCTAAGTATGTGCCACGGATAGATCCATAAAGCTTGTGTAGTTCGTCGAGCGCCCAGATGCCATTCTCGCGCTTTTGGCCATTCTTCGGCATATGGTAGGGGCGTCTGGCAATATCGGCGGAGCAAATATCGCGGAGCTCACACTCTGAATATATAAGCCTGAGAATAACTTTCGCGTTTCTCGCGTGCGAGATGGTCATTTCGTCAAACCACGACTGAACAACCAAGGGGCGAACTGTGTTAACGGGATTCTTGTCGCGTCTATGATCTATAAACACAAGACGCCAGGTGCGCTTATATACGTCTATGGTTGACGCTGAGAGGTCGCCAGCCGCGATGCGTTCTTCTAGACGTGGAAGCACCCACATATTCCATACTTGGCCAAGCGTGGGCGCTGGTGCATCTTCTGAGTGGTTGAGCCGAAGCTCTGCCAGTCTGTCGTATGCTTGGCGCTTAGTGCCGCGCACCGTCTCAGACGCGCGGCGATACCCCTTGGACGTCTCCGACCAATACCGGATACGGTAGCGTTTATTTTTCTCGATTTCTGTTACGCTGCCCCAGTTACTGCGCATCGCTTTTCGTGGCATAATATGTTCATTGCCTCCTTCGGTGGTGGCTTGCTCCCTGTATTGTCTTGGCGGACGCGGGGAGCTTTTTATTCCGTTTATTGACCAATAAAATTTTTTATTGGACAGTAACTATTCTTTATGTCCAACAAAATCTTTTAGGCTTTATACACTCCTCTTAAATCTTGAAGTCGAACGGTATGGAGTACCACACCACCTCGCCGATGACCGTGATGGACTCAGTTCCTTCTACCGTCTTATCGTAGACCTGAGCGTGGAAGGTAGGGTCTTTAGAGTCTGGAATAAGCTCCACGCCGTTTTCTAGTTGCTTGATGCGCTTGATGGTCGCGTCGTATCCGTTCACGCAGACCGCATACGCCGTACCGTCCACAACGGGAGACTTCTTCTCTGGATCTACTAACGCATAGCACCCGTTTGGCAGAACGTTGTTCATGCTCTCACCATCGACGGTCAAGAAGAACGCGTTAGGGTGACGGCGGCGGATTTCACGTGGTGCGAGAATATGGTCTTCGACTGCGTCCATATATAGTGGCTGGCCAGCTGCAATACGACCATAGAGGGGGACATAGACGAATTGTTCTTCGTCACTTAGTCCTTCATCAAGCGCTCCAGGCTCGAAGGCATCATATCCAAACAGTGCTTCCATGCTCACGTGGAGGATGTCAGCAATCTGTTTAATAAGCGATATGTCTTGTGGAGCATATATTCCTTGCTCCCAGTTTCTATATGTTCCAAGCGGCACTCCAAGTTTTTCGGCCATGCTTGCTTGAGTAAAACCACTCGCTTTGCGGAGATTTTTTAACTCGTAAAGCATATCTTAACCTGCTCCTTCTGAAAAATACTCGCTTACTAATTATTTTATACGAAAAATATACTTGACAAGTACACGGTTACCTATTATAAATAGTACACGGTTAGCGTGTATATAAGTTTTATATACAGATGCTACAAGGTCACCGTGTATCCAAGGAGGTGAAAACATGAACGGACAGAAGCTGCGCGAGCTAAGAAAAGCATGCGGCAAGACGGTGCGCGAGATCTCATACGAGAGCGGCGTAACACAGGACACCATCTTCCGCCTGGAGCGTGGTGATAACCCTAACGCCGCACTCTCGACTCTGCTTGCTGTATGTGCAGCCATTGGGTGCTCAATTACAGACATCATCGACGAGCAGCCAGTAAAGCACTAAGCACCATCGCACTACTTGATTGTTGAACCTTGCAAACCGAATAGACGTAAATCGTTACAGGGAAAACAACAACACTTGCTCAGCTTCTTGAGTTGGTGAGTACCTGTCGCAATAAAGTGAATGGCTAATGGTTGCCAGTAACGTTGCATGGTCGTAGTGATAACCATGTAGGACCTTACAGTCCGCCACGCAAAAGCGTGAAGAGCGTGCATAGACGCTTTATTGCTATGTGAATAATTATTTCCTACATGAGCGAGGAGGTTGTATGGCCATAACAACAGAAACACCTGAGAAGTTAACGGTTTCAATCGCCGAAGCTTCAATGATTTCAGGATTTTCGCGTGCTGTTATTCAGACAGCTATCAAGCGCGGCGAACTTTCTTCATTGATGCCGCATGGTTACGTTCGCGGTCGTCGTATTAAGAAGGCTGAACTTCTTAAATGGATGCGCGAGATGGAGGTTTAAGGAATTGAAGGCAACAAAAAGTGCTCCCACGACTTTGCAGAGTCGCAGGAGCGGGTCAAACAAACCACATCCGGCGTTTGACCTCTCTATTTTAGCAGGTAAAGCAAAGAGGTTCATCCCGCAGCTGTTTGTGGCCATGAGTCTGTGCGGTGTTACACCGCTCATTATCTTGTGGCTGATGTGGAAGTTCGGCTTTGCGCCTGCATTTTTAGTCGCGGTTATATCCGCGGCGGTCATGATCCATTGGATTAACAAAACAGAATTAGAGAGTAGGTAGTACATGAGTGTAAAAATCGCATCGCTTGAGTTGGAAAATGTCAAGCGTATTCACGCCGTCGAGCTGGAACCAGCCCAGGACGGGCTCACCGTCATTGGCGGCAAAAACGCCCAAGGCAAGACGAGCGTACTCGACGCCATCGCATGGGCGCTTGGCGGCGACAAGATGAAGCCAGCCGACCCAAACCGTAAAGGCGGAGCAACACCCGCAAGGCTACGCGTTGAGCTGTCTAACGGCATCGTGGTCGAACGTAAGGGCAAGAACGGCTCGCTCCACGTCACCGACACGACAGGCAAGAAAGCCGGCCAGCAACTACTGAACGACTTCATCAGCCAGTTGGCGCTCAATATTCCGCGCTTCATGAATGGCACAGACGCCGACAAAGCAACCGCGCTCCTGCAGACGCTAGGCATTGACGCTGAGCTTGCAAAGATTGACGGTTCAATTCGCGCCACCTTCCAAGACCGCCAACTAGTAGGTCGAGACGCCAAGGCAAAGCGCGCACACGCTGAGAAGCTTCCACACCACGATGACGCTCCAGCCGAGCCTGTAAGCGCTGCCGCGCTTATCCAGGAGCAGCAAGCAATCCTGGCGCGCAACGGCGAGAAGTTGAAAGCCAAGCAAGACGCAGAAGACACCGCAAAGAAAGCGGAGTTTGCACGCACGGCGGTAAGCGCCACCAATATGCGCGTGGCAGATCTAGAACAGCAACTGAAAGAAGCACGCGCCGAGTTGGCCAGACGCACGAAGGAAGCCGAGGAAGCTGAAGAAAAGGCGAAGGTTTTAGCACAAACAACCGCCGAGCTGGTTCTTGAAAGCACCGAAGAGATTGAGGCGTCCATCGCAAACATCGAGACGATTAACAACAAGGTACGCGACAACCAAGCAAAGGCAGAAGCAGACGCAGAAGCTTTGCGTGTAGAGCAGGAGTACGACGGTCTTACACAGAAGCTTGAAGATTTGCGCGCAAAGCGTCGCGGACTTCTCGACGGCGCACCACTGCCACTGCCAGAGCTGTCCATTGATGACGAAGGCGCGCTTACCTACAAGGATCATACATGGGGCGACATGAGCGGAGCCGAGCAGTTGGTCGTTGCTACCGCAATTGTTCGCGCCACTAAGCCAGAGTGTGGCTTCGTGTTGGTCGATAAGTTAGAGCAGTTCGACACTGACGAGCTCGCAAAGTTCGGCGAGTGGGCGAAAGGCGAGGGGCTGCAAATCATCGGCACCCGCGTGGCCACCGACGACTCTTGCACGGTTGTGATTGTGGACGGTCGCATTGAAGGCCAAGACCTCGCAGAGCCAGCTCCGGAGAAGTCCCACGCGCTTGATTGGGACGGCGACACGGTTCAGCCAACCACACAGACACAACCTACAACTCAACAGTGGAAGGGACTCTAATGGCACAGTTTAACGTCATCAGCGGTGTGCAGCGTACCGCAATTAAAACGCTGATTTATGGACCCGAGGGCATTGGTAAGTCCACCCTCGCAGCCATGTGGCCAAACCCAATCTTCATTGATTTAGAGGGCGGCACAAACCAGCTTCCGGTCGTGCGACTTGAAACGCCTTCAAGTTGGTCGATGCTTCGCGCAGAACTTACGGCCATCAAGAACCGCGAGATTCCGTGTTCTACGGTAGTTATCGACACCATGGACGCAGCCGAGCGCATGTGCGCGGAGTACATCATGGCGCGCGACGGTAAAAAGAGTATTGAGGAATGGGGCTACGGGAAAGGTTATACCATCCTTCAAGAGGAGTTTGGCCGCTTGCTTGACTACCTCACAGACACCGCGGCTTCAGGCATTAACGTTGTAGTCCTGGGACACTCAACCATGAGGAAGTTTGAACGTCCTGACGAGTCAGGCGCCTATGACCGCTTCGAGCTGAAACTCACAAAACAAGTCTCGCCCATGGTAAAAGAGTGGGCGGATATGGTTTTGTTCTGCGACTATAAGACCTACGTCGAGACGAACAAGGCCGGCAAGGCTAAGGCCACAGGCGGAGCGCGTGTTATCCGTACCACGCACGCTCCCACATGGGACGCAAAGAACCGCTTCGGACTACCTGACGAGCTTCCGCTAAAGCTGGGCGAGATGCCTGTACAGCTGGGCGAGGTTATCCCAGACATGGTGGCAGAACAAGCGGCAACCGCCCCAACTGCCACAGTGGCCATGGCAGCGCCACAGACCGCGCCAGCTACACCTGTACAGACTGAGCCGACCACAACGGCCACAACGGCCACCACAAGCGAATACAGCGCGCCAGATTACCCAGAGCGCATGAAGAAGCTTGTAGATTTGATGGTAGCTAACAAGGTTACAGACGCAGAGCTTCGAGACGCGGTTGGAAAGACGGGCAACTTCCCTGCGGAGTGCTCGCCTGTGGATTACCCGGAAGGCTTCGCGGATTACCTCGTGAGTGGCTGGGACACCGTCATGAACAAGTACATCCTGCCTGCGCGTGCTGTTGAAGCGGCAAAGAGCGCGCCTGTTCCATTCAATTAAATCGGTATTTATTAGCTAGAAAAGGAGATAAAAAATGGCTAGTACTAAAGGTTACGCAATCGGCTGGGACGACGAGATTATCGACCCAGGGGAGCCAGAGTTTGTTCTGCTCACGCCTGGCGTCTACGACTTTACCATCACGGGATTCGAGCGTGGCCACTTCGACGGAAGTGAGAAGATGGACGCTTGTTCTATGGCCAAACTGACACTCAGATGCACGAACGGCGTACAGGAGACCACCGTATTTACTAACTTGTTCCTATCCAGCGCGGTTGCTTTCAAGCTTTCCAAGTTTGCCAAGTCAATCGGCGATATGCCAGCGGGAAGTACCTCAGGCCAGAAGTTCCACGTTGACTGGAATAACATCATCGGCAAGAGCGGAAAATGCAGAATCAAGACGCGCGTCTACAACGGCAGGGATTACAACGAAGTGGACGACTTCATTGTTCCAGATCCAGCAAACGCACCTGCAGCCGCACCCGCGCCAACTCCAATGCCACAGGCTGCTCCAGCTGCGTACTACGCTCAGCCACAAGCACAGGCACAGCCAGTGTACGCACCACAGCCACAACAGGCCACTATCCCTGCCCAGAGCGTTGTACAACCTCAACAGGTAGCAGCTCCACAGCCTAGCCAGTATCAGGGGCTGTAATTATGGAGCTGAGACCCTATCAGGTCGAGGCGGTGGAGTCAGTATTCAGAGAGTGGGAGCAAGGTCGAAAGCGCACGCTACTGGTTCAAGCAACCGGAACGGGTAAGACCATATGCTTCGCCGAGGTCGTCCGTCGTGTGGCATCACGCGGCGGGCGCTCTCTTATCCTGGCTCACCGCGGTGAGCTCTTAGAGCAAGCCGCGACGAAGATTGAGCAAACCGCCAATCTGAAGTGCGCGCTGGAGAAGGCGGAGAATACCAGTCTCAACTCCTGGACGTCGGTCACGGTTGGTTCGGTTCAAACGCTTATGCGCGAGAGCCGGCTTTCTCAGTTCAGACCGGACGCCTTCGACTGTATTGTGGTTGACGAAGCTCACCACACACTGGCGGAAGGCTACACCCGCATCCTCGACCACTTTGAAAGCGCTAACGTTCTAGGTGTTACCGCAACCACTGACCGCGCAGACCGCAAAGACCTTGGCGAGGTGTACGACTCCATCGCCTACGAGTACGACATGGCGCACGCCATAAACGATGGTTATTTGTGTCCCATCGAAGCGGAAATGGTACCTCTACAGGTTGACCTGTCGAGCGTGTCAGTAACGCATGGAGACTACCAAGCGGGGCAGCTTGGAGACGCCCTAGAACCATACCTGGACGCCATCGCGGACGCTATGGTTACGCGCTGCAAAGACAGGCGCACGGTGGTGTTTTTACCACTTATTAGAACGGCCAAGAAGTTCACGGAGAAGCTTATCGAGCGCGGGCTCACAGCATGTGAAGTGGATGGACAGAGCGAAGACCGCGAGGAGATTCTATCGGACTTCAACCGCGGAAAGTACCAAGTACTCTGTAACTCCATGTTACTCACGGAAGGCTGGGACTGTCCCGCGGTGGACTGTATCGTGTGCCTTCGACCGACCAAGAGCCGAAGTCTATACGTTCAGATGGTTGGCCGAGGGACTCGTCTCTCGCCTAAGACAGGCAAAAAGAAGCTTCTTCTGCTCGACTTTCTGTGGATGACGGGACGCCATAATTTGGTACGCCCGGCGGCACTTTTCGCCACATCTGACGAAGTGGCCAAGCGCATAACTGAAATGACACAGGAAGCTGGGTGCGCTATAGATCTTCTAGGCGCAGAACCAATCGCCGAGCAAGATGTTGCCCTGGAGCGCGAGCTTGCAGTGGCGGCAGAGCTTGAGCGTATGCGCAAACGCAAGGCGCAATTCGTTGACCCTCTACAGTACGCGGTCAGTATTTGCGACTTAGATCTGCAGACCTTCGAGCCATCGTTTGCGTGGGAAGAAAACCCCGCCACAGATGCACAGTCTAAACAACTGGAGAAGCTTGGCATTGACCCGGCAGGCATGACACAGGGATACGCGGAGCTGGTGCTGAAGAAAGCACACGAGCGCATCGACGCACACTTGGCCACGCCTAAGCAGGTGCGCATGTTGGAGCGTAAAGGCTTCCAGCATCCGGGACTCTGGACGTTTGAGCAAGCCAGCCACATGATGAGCCGCTTGGCCATGAACCGCTGGATTGTCCCACGCGATATTGACCCCGCAACGTATGATCCGAACAAATAATTCCCTATTTTTCACAACCGAATAGAAAGGTTTTAACCATGAAGAGACTTCTTCAATGGCTGGCTGTTGCTGTATTTGCGGTGCTGGTATGTGTGCCAGTCCTCGCACAAGCTCAGACCGTACCAACCACAATCACTAGTTTCAAAGTCACGGACAAAAACAAGCAGGACTTAACCTCTGCATTCACAAACCAAGACATTTACTTGACGGCTTCTTGGCAAGCACAAGGTGAAGTCCACGAGGGCGATACATTCTCGCTGGCTATTCCAGATATTCTCGACTTTCCCGCAACAAACGCGGCCAGCTTCAACATTTATGCGCCAGACGGTAACGTCATGGCAACGGCACAAGTCACGCCCGGACGCGTCACGATCACTTACACCGCGTGGGTGGAAGGCAAAGACCATGTGCAAGGTACGCTATGGCTTGCTGCACACGTTAAGGCTGACGCAGCGGCAGGAACTACCACGCTAAGGCTCATTGATGAAGCTACGGGACAGGTCGTCGAGACCAGCTTCGAGACAAAGCATTACGGCATTATCCAGCACGAGGTTATCGCCAAATGGGGCGTCAAAACCGACCACGGCACGGTCGAATGGTCAGTCAGACTAAATCACGCAGCAGAGTCACTTACTAACGTTGTACTAGAGGATACAGCGCAGCCTGGCACACGCATTATTCCTGGCTCATTTAGGCTCTATCGCGTTCATATGGACGCATACAGCAACATCGACCCTGCAAGCTGGGTGCGCATCAACGTTCCCGAGCCAACAATCAACGGAAACAGCTTCACATGGGACTTGTCGAGCGTTGACTTCCAGGGCGTTCAATACTTCATGTACTACGAGACCGAAGGCACCGAGACGACCTCGAACGCTATCCAGCTAAAGAGCCGCGAAACCACGCAGAGCTCACGCTATCAGTATGTAAGCCAGGACAGCGGCGGCAACGGTAACGGCGATAACCGTCCAGCTGAGCCAGTAACGCCCGAGCCACAGCCCGAGCCGGAGACTCCACCTACTCCAGAGCCAGAACCAACGCCAGAACCTACTCCAGGACCACAGCCACAGCCTACTCCAGAGGAGTCTGAGCCTGAGCCAGAGCCTAAGTCTGAGCCAGCAAAGCCAGTGAAGAAGACAAAGAAGAAGGCTGCACTTCCTGCAACGGGAGATACCCAAAACGTTGCAGTTGTTGCAGGTATCGGAGTTATCGCAATTATTGTCGCGATGGTAGCAAACATGCCACTAAGGAGGAACTAATGGATCTTGAAGAAATCGGAATGTCAGCATTTAGCGTTGAACTTTTGAAGTCTCTCGCGAAAGACGCATACGAAAAAGGACGCAATGAAGGCTTCGACGCAGGATTTACCGCGGCACTTTGCACCATTGCTTCAGTGGCCAAGAAGGAAAGCGCAGAGGATGCGCTGAAGTACGCGGAAGACTTCATCAACGGCCCACTCGCTAACGAAGAAGCAAAGACAAGATTCGACGAGCTCGCAGATCTGTCCGCAAGTCTAGGACTAGGAGATGTATTGAAATGATGAATCTCGATGAATACACCGACAAGCTCGCGGAGCTTGCCGCAGCGAATTTGACGAAAGATGACCTCTATTTTTTGAAAGACAGAAACGTGTACCTGTCTGGACCAATCACAGGCGTGAAAGGTTACAAATGCCCCTTCATCTTTGTGGAGAAAGTTCTGCATAAGGTAAGCGATGGCATGGTGTTCAACCCAGCCACAGAGATACCTTCAGACTCTCCATACGAGGCCGCCATGGCCACGTGTCTACAGGCTCTATCGCTTAGAGTCAGAGACGGCGAAGACGAACCCTATTATCCGATGTATGGGGTGATGATTCTACTTCCTGGATGGACGAAGAGCAAAGGCGCGCAGATTGAAAACCGTGTGGCCGAGGCATGTGGTATTGAGGTCGTCGATATGTCACTGAATGAAGCGTTTATAAAGGTCATGCCGTTCTATCGAGCACTCGTGGATGTGGTGAACAACTATGGGAAATAAAGACGACCACAAAGACCTCCTGGAAGCGCTTAGTTGGATAGACCCTTCAGAGCTTGACTACCAACAGTGGGTGGACTGTGGCATGGCGCTTCATGAGTCTGGCTTTTCATGGCAGGACTGGGACGCGTGGAGCCGCATGGACATCTACCGCTACCACGAAGGCGAGTGCGAGCGTAAGTGGAAAAGCTTCGGTCGCTCGCCATCACGCGTTAAGAGCGGAACCATTATCGCGTTCGCGCGCGCTCGTGGATGGTCACCAGGCACGAAGAGTTACGCCATTGGTTGGGACGATGAAATCATTGACCCGGGCGACGCCTTCGGCATTACGCCAGACTGGGCAGACGAGGTTGACGTCGATGTTATGGACGGAGACTGGGACCAGGCTAAGGACTTGACGGACTACCTGGCGGCAGTGTTTGAGGATTCCGACCGTGTGTGCTACGTCAATGAGGTCTATGAAAAAGATGGCAAGTATATGCCAAAGCGCGGCCATTGGGATAGAAACGCAGGCGAGCTTCGAGAGGAGCTCGCCAAGTGCGACGGAGACTTAGGCAAAGTGCTGGGCGACTGGAACCCGGAGGCGGGCGCATGGATCTGCTTTAATCCGGTAGACGGTAAGGGACGCTCCAACCAAAACATCACAGAGTTTAGATACGCCCTTGTTGAGTCTGACACGCTGGAAGTGGAAAAGCAGCTTGGCATGATCCAGGCGATGAAGCTTCCATGCGTGGCCGTGGTATCAAGCGGCAACAAGAGCGTTCACGCTATCGTCCACATTGATGCGGGAAGCGATGAAAACTTGTACAGAAAGCGCGTAGAGAAGCTGTACCAGTTCTGCGCACGCCGTAAATTCTCGCCGGACATGGCTAACAAGAATCCCAGTCGTCTCTCACGTATGCCAGGCATCACGCGTGGCGAGAATCGTCAGAGACTTCTAAAGCTCAACATTGGCTGTAAGGACTGGGATGAATGGGAGAAATGGGCGGACGAATCTGAAGATGACCTTCCAGACGAAGCTGACTGTTCAGACTGGGACGAGCCGGTGGAGTTAAACGCACCGCTTATCGGTATCGAGGGCGCGGGACTTCTGCGCCAGGGCCAGAAGATGATTCTCACAGGCGACTCCAAGATGGGCAAATCCTATGCGCTCATTGACTTAGCCGAAGCGGTCTGCACGGGTAGTACGTGGCTGGGTATGCCATGTATCAAAGGACGCGTTTTATACGTAAACTTGGAGATTGAAGCGAATGAGTTCAGACAGCGTCTCCACACGGTTTGGGATGCTCGTCATGGCGATAAACAGCCTGGCGCACTCGATGATTTAAAGACCAATTTTTATGCATGGAATTTGCGCGGTAAGGCTCGCCTTATGAAGGACTTAACGCCCATTTTGATTCGCCGTGTTTTGGCACATGGCGAGAAGGGATTTTTCACCATGGTCATCGTTGACCCGGTCTATAAGGTCAACGGTGGAGACGATAACGACTCTCGCATGGTGGCAGAGTTCACTAACGCCATCGACCGTATCACCGAAGAATGCGGATGCGCCGTAGTCTATGCGCACCACCATCCAAAGGGTACAGCCGGCCAGAAGAAGGCAATGGACCGCATGAGTGGCTCTGGCGTTTATGCACGTGACGCGGACTCAATGTGTGACTTTACACCGCTAGAGATTCCGGAGGAGTTTCGCCGTACACGCTTGAACGATTGTCCGGCCTATCGAGTGTCCATGACTACACGAAGCTTTCCGACGCCACCAGAGCGCGACGTCATCTTCAAGTGGCCGAGATTCTACGACGACCCAACGGGCATGCTTGCCAAGTTCGAGACGGAAGGCGCTGACCCATTCGCCAAGGGTCGCGAGAGCAAGCTGGCGAAGAACCACCGCATCCAGAAGGAAGCGGCGGAGCTCATGCAGGACGCTTACGATGCGGCGGTGGCGGATGGTTGCGCGGACGATAACGGGTACGTCACCCAAGAGGATCTGTTAGAACGAATCGGCACGCGCATAGACCCAGAGGGGTACGAAGTGAAGCCTTCCGCACGCGATATTCAGTACTGGACGAAGCAAGATTGGTGTCCGATTGGGAAGCGAAAAGTTGAGGTTGAGGGCTCACGAGGTCGCACTCGCAAAATGACGATGTATTTTGATGCCATTTCTGCAGCTGAACAAGGCTTTTTAGATGATGAAGATGACTGATGCCACCAAAAACGGGACACCGCTTATATAGGTATATCTCCCTATATTGGTGGTAATGGTGATTTTTTCGTATTCAATCCTTGGACAATACGCCCCTAGCACAGGGGTTTGGCGCCAAGGGCGCGCGCCAAACGCCCCTTGTACGCTGAGGCTAGTGCTAGGGTGCGTTTGCCGCAAGCTCTTGAACATATCCGCGCGCGCCCGCGTAATTGGCGCGGTTCATTTTTCTGAGATTCACAATTCACGATTCACATTAAGGAGATTGATTGATGTGGTTGACCCAAGAAGAAGAGCGGGCGGCCGTACAAGCCACGCAGAGCCCGCACAAGACGCGAAAAGGCGTGTGTCGGCATTCTTGCCCATGAAGCCGCCGAGCGTGACGCATAACGCCCTTGTGGCGTACATCGTGGGCGGTGGTAAAGGAATGCACGCCGCCATCCGGAAGTCTGACGAACTGAAGACCGCAGAGGATCTGATTTGTGTGTGGCTGAAGTCGGTCACGAAGGTGTCGGAGAATTTCCAGCCGCTCACCGGGCCGCTGCGTTGCGTGGTGAAGTGGTGCTTCCCTGCGAGTCCTAAGCATCCCGATGGCACCCCCATGACGGAAAAGCCGGACATGTCGAACATGCTGAAGACGTTTGAAGACTGTCTGACCAGGTGTGGGATAATTGAAGACGACCGCTTTATCTGCAGCGAGAGTCTCGACAAAGGCTACGCTGACATCATGGGCATCTATTTCTCGGTCGAGGAATTGTAGGAAAAGGCGAGGTAGTGGCATGACTGGGCTGGAATGGTGGGAGAGTGTTAGGCAGGCCGCGAAAGACATCAAAAGCGCTCGCAACAGGCTGAACGCCGTTAGAGAGCCTCTGAAGGCTTGTAGCGGCGCAGGAGCTAAGAATTCGACTTCTGACCCGACGGCACGCGTAAGCATAGCGGAAATGACCGCACAGGCGTTCCTAGAGGGTTTGTTGAGCGAATTGGAGAGCGTCATTCTTGACGGTTACACCGCGTGCAACACAATCGGCGAAGCACTTGGCCAAGACGCGGCCCTCGTAATGCAGTTGTACTTTGTCGAAGGTTACACGTGGGCGGAGACGGCCAAGAGGGCGCACGTTTCTATGCGTCAAGCGTTCAAGCTGCGCGAACATTCTTTGGAGTTTACAAACACGGTGGGTATTGCTAAGCTGTGTATAAAGCAAGAAGAATATTCATAAATCGTGCATAATCTTGCAGTTATATTCATATTAAAACGTGCTATCTTGATACCGTAGGAATGTACGAAAGTTAACAAAGCGACTCGGGCGCTCTCAGAAATGAGGGCGCTTTTTTGTTAGCTCAATATTCATTTTTATGCATAAGTGGAGAGGTTTATACAAATGGGCGTATCGTCATCAAGCAAAGAGAAACTCGAAGACTATGAAGCATTCGTCGAGAAGTTCAAGCCAAAGCTGACCACCGACGATTGCTTTACCCCCCCCCGCGGTGTATGACGCCGTGCTTGAGTGGGTGCGAGATAAATATGATCTAGGCGACGCGCCAATCGTCAGGCCGTTCCGCCCAGGCGGAGACTACCAGTGCGAGGAATATCCAGAGGGTTGCGTTGTTGTAGATAACCCGCCTTTTTCCATCCTGGCATCCATCCGTCGATGGTACACAGAGCGTGGCATCAAGTATTTTCTGTTTGCGCCGTCTCTCACCATCTTCATGCGCGACATGATTGATTGTGCGGTGTGTACGTTTGCAAACATTGAATACGCTAACGGTGCCAAGGTGCGCACATCATTCGTTACGAACCTCGATACGGTCAACGCAGCAATTACCACGCCGGAGCTGAAGGACATTATCGAGGAAGCTTGTAAGCAAGAAAACAAACAGCAACCGAAGCTCAACTATCCGAAGTGTGTCCTTATGGCCACGCGCCTGGGGAGACTATCCAGCAAAGGCGAAGAGATAGAGATTCCCAAAGCTGATACGTATTTCATTCGACAGCTTGAAAGCCAGAAGCCACTGCGAAAAGCGATGTATGGTGCTGGCTTTCTTTTGTCGAGCGATATGACGCGCAGGCTGACACGAGCAGAGGCACGAGCAGAGGCACGAGCAGAGGCACGAGCAGAGGCACGAG